CTAGCCATTAAACCCTCCTTTTACTTCAAGTTAAGATTTTGCTGATAAAGAAATGTGAAATAGCCATTGCCAGCAGATACACCCCCACCTGTGTCTGTGTACTGAAAAGTAACCTTTACATCCGTAACACCTACATCAGCCCAGATTAATGCACCACCAGCTTCAGTTGTTGGATACTTCCTACCAACAGTGCCAGCCAAATCATAGGTATTAAGAAAAGCTGTAATCAAACCGCCTGACTTTCCAATGTCTAAATTTTTAACTCCGCCACCGTTAAACGCAACTTCCACATCAATAACAATATCAATGATCTGAGAGTTCGCAGGAATAACAATGTTTGTCGCTGTAACACTAGTGTCCGAGTACGCAAATGCGGCTGACTGTGCCATAACAACTTGACCCGTATTTTTAATATCCGTGCCAATAGTTGTTCCTGTTGTTGAAAGAATAGTGCCTGCTTTAATTGGACCAGAAAAAGTTGTAGAACCCATTGTATTCTCCTATGAGAGATAAACCATACCGTCTTCATAGCGTCTGCTGGGACAGTCGGTAAGGCTAATTAAACCCAGAAAAAAAGAGGGGGTACAAGACCCCCTCCCCTAATATTAAGAACCACCTTCAGAACCAAAGATTCCAAGTGGGTCAGAAACGCCAAATGAATAACGCTCCCTTGCTTTGTATCTCACGTTACCCGTATCAAAATCACCATCCATAGATTGCTGGAGTGGAACACGAGTAAAGTGTTTCATGCCATTAGGCACATCGGTAATAAGATACCAAGAGTTTGTGTCGGTAAGAAAATGGTTCACCGCATAACCCTCAGGAATAGTACCGTTATGTTTAATAGCGTTAATGTCATTGTCAGCCGTACCTGTCTTGCCCTCAGAATCTAGGATTCTGGTAGCAACAAACATGTTGTTTGGCGGAACAATTAACTTGCGAGGACGGGCAGCAATCAACAAACCCTTCTCATCTACCCAACCAGCTATCTGAATAACAGCAGCCTCAAGGCTCGTCTCATTCAAATCAGATTGAGTTAATGGAGTGTTTGCGTTGTTACCACCAGCAACAGTCGGGTGGGCAGTATTAAAAAGAGAAACACCGTCACCTGAGTTGTAGTTGTTGGTTGTTGGAAGTCCTTGGTTAAGAGGAACTGCAGCTTTAACCTGTTTGGTATAAGCCATAGCTCTTGCTAACGCTTTTGTATAACGTGCTGAAAGCGAGTCATACAAGTTGTCTTCCATAGCTTCTTCCGTAATGGCGAAGCCCATCGCAATAGTTTCGTTATTGTACCTAACAGAAAAACTCTCGCTTGCGGTATCGTAAGCAATCGCTTCGCCTTCAGGTTTAACAGGAGCCTGCCCGAACCCTGTTAGTTTAACCTCTTCCTCAAATGAACGATCAGAAGTTTCAGTCTCATAGACCTCTGCACTCTCATCTTCATAAGTTTCATACGTTAATCCAAACAGAGCATTAAGACCAGGAAGAAGCTCCTTCAGCATTTGCGCTCGTGAAATAGCCATCTTTCAGCCTCCTTATGCCAATGTGCTCATATCGTACTGATGCACACCTGGGTTCCAAGTAACAAGAACATCAGGATATGTATCAGTCCAATTATTATTAGGCGCATCAAACAGCCCAATAATACGAACAGCTAGGGTTGCGGTTGTAGCAGCATCAGCATCAACTGTCATTTTACTTTGTTTACTTAGATCCAAAGTATTAACTGCTGTAATGTTAGTAAGAGCAGAGTTTAAACCCTGATCTGTACTTGCCATTGCTGCATCTGCTTGCACCTTGAAAATAGCACGAGGATTGTCCCAGACATAAACCTGAACTTCAGAATGTCCTGAACTGGTCATCGCACCAGCAACAAGGTTATTAGAAAAAGTAAGCGCTCCTGTGCTTCCGTCAATGTAACGAAAACCACAAGCAATGCCTATCGGAGTGTTCGTTGCCGAAAACGTAGTCGTAGGGGTCGCCGCAATAGCGGTTGTAACACCAGCACCAAAATGTACAGGTTGCCCTGCAAAGATAGCATTCGTGTTATTCGATCCCAAAGGATACATGGTTTGACCACTCGTGTTATATCCTTGACCTAGTATTCCGACTTGGACCATCCCAAAGGCAGCATCTGTTGAACCAGCCATAGATTCATACTCCTTATAAAATGTGGAAGACTATCGTCATCCTTTGCCAAAATCTACCCTTGTCTTTCTCTCTGGTTGTAAGAGAGGCATACGAGGGTCCTGTTCCCGCATGAAATTAGAATCGACTGCAGCCATTTGCTGATCAGCCACATTCTTATAGTACTTGGCACGTTCTTCTAGTTTTTCTTTCGGCATCTTGCAAAGAAGCAATCCACCTACTTCAACATTCCCATCCGCTCCGAAACGTGAATCCACGTCAGATTGAATACAAAGTTCAGGGTGATCTTCGGCTCGACACGGAGTCCAGCCTCCCCTAAACATTTTAGAAACATTAGTGTTGTCAGCATGCCCGACTATTGAAGTGCGTATCCACCTAAAAGCCCACCCTTCTTGCGGATCGGGATTGGGTAAAATAGATGGTGGAACCCACCCACTTTCAGTGCGTGACTGTAAATCACGAGTTTCATGCTCTCTTCTAGTCCGAGAATCATCTACCATGCGCCGTATCCTTTGCTACTTGATTTGCATACTGCTCAGTAGTCAGACCAAGTTTCTTGGCGAGGTCAACTTGTGTACTACTAAGCGTTACTTTGCGTGGGGACTTAACAGCCCTTGTTGCTGGAGCCACCACGGTTCTGCGAGAAACTTCTCCTTTCGGAAAAACTTCTTCCGCATTTCTTTCCGTATCTTCAGAAAAATGATCTGGAAATACAGTCCTCATTCTTTTGTCAACAGCCTGATAATAATCTTCAGACCGTGGATCAATCTTTTGATCTACTACAAGCTTGTCATGCAGACCATAAGCAAACGAAGTCATCTCCTTGTCCTTTCCGAACCATGGATTATCCCGAAGCCATTCGATAGCTCTAGGATCAGGAGGAGGAGTATATTGTTGTTGTTGCTGTTGCTGTTGCTGTACTTGAGGTGCATTTGCCTGTGCTCCTTGCGGAGGACGCAAATCTTCTACGCTTCTTTTAGAATATTGAGCATCATTAACTTTCTTTTGAGCCTCAACAATTCTATCCGTATCACCAGCATCATAAGCTTCACGAAATTCTTTTTCTGCCATTTGCATTTCAGAATCTGTTTTTGCTTCTGTTGCTTTGTATAAAGCGTCATTACCTTTCTGTAACAAATTCTTTAAGTTACGATTTTCTGAAATAACACGTTGAGCATGTGTCAAAGCTTCTTTGTTCTGACGCTCTGCTACTTCCTTTGCACGGCGTTGCTCGTGAAACTCATACTTCAATCGTTTAATACGTTTCTGAACTCTGTCTGAATACTGACCTATCTCATCTTCAGGAATATCAAAATCATCTGAAGCTAATTTATCCTTAGGAGATATACGATCCTCTTCTGGAGTATCATCAACTACTTCAATCTCTACATCGCTTTCGGCTGCGATCTCTACCGTTTCTTCAGCCATTATGCCCTCGTATATCCACGAGGATCATCTACAACTGCCTCGACTGTATCATCATTAATGAGCCTAAGCTCTTGACCATGAACTTTAATTCTAGTTCCTTGGAATGCACGGAACAAAACAAAGTCTCCATCTTTGCACCATGGACCTGAAGGAAAGCGTTTCTTATCAGAATACGCATCAGGTCCCATAGCCATAACAAAACCTACGACACTGGAAACAGCTTCTGTTTCTCTAAGCTGATCAGTTTTAATAATTCCACCTGCTGTCTTTTCTTCAACCTCAGGGATACCTATAAGCAACCTGTAACCTTGGGGTACAGGAAGCTGAGTTGCTTTCTTTTTATCTTTTAACTCAACGACTTCTGACATGCTTCACCTCTTACTGCGCTGCTTATAAAGGGGCAACGATACCCTTGCGTCAACCTTCTTCTGATTCTTCACCTTTAAGAATATCAAGAAGTTCACGTTCTGCGAGAGCGATACCATCGATGCGACCGACCATCCTTTGGTATTCTCCATAATCCTTTGCACCCCCTGTGGCTAAATGATCGGCACCTTCGTTCATATAATCACGGAGACGTTTTTGTAGCAGTCCAGCTAAATCCTGCAACTCCATCAAGCATTGCCCTTAGGAGAGAAAACTTCAGCTTGTTTATTAATCTTTGCCCAGTACTTCTTGGCTTGATCACGGCTCATCCTATCACCCTCAAGGGTGACCAAGGGAACAACATTATCTTTGGGGGGTATTGTTTTTTTCTTGGGAGCAGAAGGTGCTTTCGTAGTTGCACTAACACCTGTTACTCCAATGTCTACCGAAACGAAAGCTTCGTTTACATTTGGAGTTGAGGGATCATCAGCCTTGTAATGACCCTTTGAACTACGTGCCCGTGACTTAGATACTGCTTTCTTTACCATCAATCTTCCTTTCGAGTTCTATCAAGGACGGCTTTAGAAATCTCTACACCAAGCCTTGCCCCTTCCATTTTTTCTTTTTCTGCTAACTCAGTTACCTTATACTCTCCTTCGAGAACATCACTAGCAATACGAGCACCAATCTGTGCACCTGTTATTTTCTCTTGAGATTCAATCCTTGCACGTTCTCTTGCATCTGTCATCTCTGCTTTATCCATATCAACCTTGGCTCTCATCATATCGGCCTGAGCCTTTCGTTCTACTTCCATACGGCGAATGTTAAGCTCTTCCTGCTGTTGCTGTACGATTGGGTCTTGAGCCATCTCCTGAGCTTTTTGTTGCTGTGCTTCTGCCTGATCTTTCTGAAGAAGTTTGCCCGATGCCTGAGCCAGAAGAGTAGACAGTTGCTTCTCCACATCACGAGGCAAAGGCTCTCCTTCAGGAGGCAGTGGAACACCCAACTGCTGTTCAATCTCATTTCTGTACTCAAAAGCTAAATGCTCCCGAATATGAGACTCAGCCGCAGACTGTATAGCTCCTGCCTGAGGAGACTTTGAAACCAACTCCATAATCTTTGGGTCCTGCAAAGCATTCATGTGAACCGTAATGTGAGCCTTGTGATCCTGATAGGAGAAAGCTTTTACAGGTTTGCCATTAATAATATTTTCATTCTCTGTTACAGGGTCAGTTGGTTTAACATCATCCTTATCAGGAACAATCTTATCAACATCCTGCAATCCCATAGTCATCAGCATCTGTCTGTGCAACTCTGGCAAGTCATACATCTGAGGAGCCTGAGATGCTAACTGCAAAGCCGCTTGATACTGCATAACCCTTTGCGCCATTGTTGTTGCATTCGGATCAGAAACAGGAATGATATCAACCCTGTCATCAAAATCTTCTGCACGAACCCCTCCCGTCTCATAAGCATAAGCCTCAGGAAGATAAGTCTTAATCAAGGAAGCAAGTATCGAAAACTCTTTACGCATAGACGCATGAAGACGTGCCTGAACCGCAGACATAACTTTCATGCCACGCTCTATAATCGCCAGCGTTGTTCCGACAGGAGCCTCGCCATTCATGTCGCTGATCTTCATATCAGCAAGAGAAGCAAACCTTCTGCCTTCTTCTACAATATTCCCCAGCAACTGGTATAAAACACCACTGGGTTCTTTGTACGGCATGAATGTAATGTTGTCACGGATCGCTCCGCCAGGAACGTCTACGTCCCTAAACTCACCTGGCATGATCGGACTCTGGTCACCCTTAATCCTTAGCCCCCTTGCTTTTAATCCAGCAGGAAGATTAGAAAGAGTCCCTGCATCAACAAGCTGACGCAGAATAGATGTTGCCGATTTTGTCAAACCGCCAATGCAATGGATTAATCCGTATCCGTAAAAACCCAATGATGGCAAGTACTTATAATGAACAAAGTGAAGCATCTTTGTCTTGGAAGGATTATCTTCTTCCCAGTTGCGATAAATAGAAAGCACCTTACCTGAGGTCTTATCAATGGTGACAACGTAAGGAAGAGCAATACCTGTTTGCTCTCCATCCTGTTCATCTTCAAAGTTTACAAGATCAAGATCAACATGACACTCTAGCAACGTATAACGATCATCATACTCGAATGAAGGACGTTCACCCTGCAATTGATTGTACTGCTCTTGAACTTTTGTATAATCAGGAGAAGGATTTCCTAAATCAATATCTCTGTAGAACCCTGCAATCTGGAGCTTTCTCACTTCATTCTTTGTCTTCTTCATTACATGAGTATAGCGCCCACAGCTATTTAAATCAGAAGCTCCATACGCCACGACCATATCTTCAGCAGGAACAAACACGGCTGTTGGTCTTTCCATGTCTGTATCATAGTAGACTTTCTTAAAGGCACTTCCTGCCAACGGCAAAGCAAACAACATGTTTTCATGTTCGCTTCGGTAATCAGGCATACCTTCAGTAAGCTGATAATTCATTTCTGTCTTAACACGGTTGGCTTGCTTTTCTTTTTCTTCTGTAAGCTCACCAACGATCTGCGTCTTCACAGGTCCTTTTGCTGGAAAGGTTTCCATAATTGACTGAGCCTGAAAACGAATAACAGCTTCAGCAAGAACAGGATGGAAAACACCACAAGCTCCAGGCCATGGAGTTGTTCTCTCTTCAATCTTTAAACCCAGAAGATCAAGACCCTTAATGTAAGTTTCTTCCCACTCGCTTCGTGAGTTACGATCTGCTTCAAAAGCTCCCACAACATCCGAGGTAATACTTCCCAACTCACTGTCATCAAGATGCTCTGCTAAGTTAGCACCAAACTCTATATCATCTTCATTGGCATCAGGATCAAAATCAATAACGACACCTCCATCAGGTGTCTCAACAGAAACAGATTCAGGGTTTACAATTTCAATTTCTATTTCTTCTACGGAACCATCATCAGGCTCTCCCGAACCTGGCAACGCTTTTTCAATCGCCATTAATAATACTCCACATATCTTCGAGGCAGAGGATCGATTTCCTCATCCGTTGGGTTGCGTATAAAGCCACCCTGCCTGAACCGAAGCAAAGCTTGTGTTGAACTGTCTACTAAATCATCATGGTCTCCGCTAGGGAAAGAAGCAAACTCTTCGATAACTTCTTCTGCCCATCGGGTTGACGGTGCCCATACCATTCCTGAAGCAAACATATCTGCTACGGCATTCACACGGGCAATTTTATCATTACCTTTTGACGGTGTATACTCTGATACAGGTATTCCCATTTGCCTCAATTCAAAAACCAAAGGCATACCTGAAGCTTTCCCCTCAACTATAAACGCATCAGGATCGGTCTCCTGATACATTTCAAACGCTTTCTTTTTAAGCTCAGGAAATTCCATGCGTTCCTTAAAAGCATCCAGTAAAATAATATGCATGGCATCTTTTTCCTCATTGTGGAAAACACCCCATGTGGTGCAGGCTGAGTAGTCCGACCTTTCCGTTTTAAGAAAAGCTGTATCCCAACTTTGAATAACAAACTCGCAGGGCGGAGGATACTTTCCTTTCCACTCCTGCCACCATTCTCGTTTTACCAGCGCCCCTTCTTCTGAAGTCGGGTCCTGCTGATACTGGGCTGTCCACTTGGATAAAGGAAGTTCAGCCCGTAACGATTCAAGTTCTTTAACATTCCAGTACTCAGGCCACAAAGATTTACCAGACGGCATAATTGCAGGAAGCTGGATAACTTCCCACTCGTCCGATCCATCACGCTTGACAGAGTTATCAATAATCTTTCCCGTAAGATCACGCTTGCTCCAGCGTGTCATCACCACAATGATAGCTCCGCCAGGTTGCAGTCTCTGTCGAGGACCTGATGTGTACCACTCATAAACTCGATCAAAAACTTCAGGATGGTACTGACCCTGAGCTGCATCCTGTTCCGAATGAGGATCATCAATAATCAGAATGTCAGCACCCTTACCTGTAACAGCACCACCAACACCGATAGCAAAGTACTCACCGCCCTCGTTGGTATTCCAGCGACCTGCGGCCTTGCTGTCTGACTGAAGCTTTGATTTAGGAAATATATCTTTAAATCCCTGATCATTAAACAGGTTACGAACTTTCCTGCCAAAGCCTACTGCCAGTTCTGCGGTATGCGCCGTCTGAATAACTTTCTTATTAGGCTCTTTCCCCAAGAACCATGCAGGCAAAAGGAAAGATGCAAACTCTGATTTAGTATGGCGAGGCGGCATATTAATAATTAACCGCTTTAGTTTTCCTTCAGCTACACGCTGGAAAGCTTCTGCCATAACTGCATGATGTGATCCCTCAATAAATGCAGGCCACACCGATTTTACAAAAGATAAAAAACTATCCTGACTTGTCTCACGCTTCTTCGCTGTCTCAAGTTTGCCAACCAACTCAAGCAACTCACACTGCTCATGGTAAGGCAGTTGGCTAATCTGGGACTGAAGAGCTTCTAAATTCATTTATACAACAGAACCATAAAAAGCAATTCCGACAACGATACCTGCAAGAAACCCTGTACTCAAACATGACCAATGTCGTTTCAAATAATCAAAGTTCATTTTCTACTCCATATCTCATAGGAACATTCCTCGTTAGTAGCAACATCCCACATTGCTACAGCCAAAGCACGATCAGGAGAACCGCCTTTCTGCAAGTAATCCTCACGCCAATCCATGTTAGCCCAACGTGTAGGGCGGTAACTGGAAAATTGTTCTCGACCTTTTCGGCAAGCCCACAGTCTTTCAGGACAAACCAAAGCCATCTTCTCCACACCAATCTTAAAAGCATGGTCTATGAAAGGCCGTATATCCTTGAAGGGAGGATTAGTCACCAGCATAGGAGCCAGTGTTCTCCTGTAATCAAAAAAGTTATTCCCCATAGAGATATCTGTAGTCATTACAGATCGACCTGTCTTACGTATCTCATCCGCAAAGCGACCGTCACCTGAGCAAGGCTCCCACACGGAAACCATCGGCTGACGCTCCACCCATCTTCTTACCAATTCCTTTACGATACTTAAAGGCGTTGGATAGTTATCATGCATTTTTCTTTTCATCATTTAAAAAGCCCTGTCATCAGGTCAGTTAATACCTAGCCTGATGAACAGGCACAAGTTTTAAATAAAGGGAGGAAAAATGAAACACCTGCACCACTGTGCAAGTGTAAACACCCTACCCCCCTTGACCCGATTCTGTCAACTCCTTATGTAATTTTTTTCCAAGCTGGGCATATCCTTCGATATCATCCCAATGATCATCCGCATACGAACCTGATATTATTCTCGCCACTTTATGCAGAATATTAATTACGGCAAACTCATGGGGTTCGATTGCACATCCTTCCTTGTGTATCATCAAAGACGATATAAGATCGCCAGCCAAAGTAAAAGTCTTGTGGGCATCCCCATGGGTAGTCTCACGCTCCCGAATAAGCGCAAGAACCTTTTCATTATCATCAATCAATGAACAAGCCCCTTCTCTATAAAAAGCTGTTGCATATCACCTGTACTGACAGCGCACAATGATCCGTTTTTCTGTGACATAAACAAACTCCAGTTATCTTCAGCATCATTCCGATAAAGCATAAAGGTAACACCATGGTGACCTTGACCCCACCACAAAGGCTTCAGTCCATGATCATACTTAACCTTGCTAAGAATATTTTCAGGAAGTTTGCAATCAAGGGAAAGATAGTGAGCACCAGGAATAAGTTCGTCACTCGACAACTCCCTGCCTCTAGGTACCATTGGTACCATAGGTACCTGTCTTGGTACAAGCTTTAATTTAGTATCTGTACCTAAACTAGAAGAATATAATATATTAGGTACTAAGATAGAGCCTAGTACTAGTATATAACCTAGTACCTGTAATCGTGAAAATAAATTAAACATGGAACCTCCTATGGTACATGGTACCAATTTAAAATTTAGGGGGACCCCAGTGGTCCTCCTCCCAGAACCAGAATAGCAAAAAGGGTAGGGGGGTGTCAACTCTTAAAGACTCCTGTGAGAAGAATAGGTAAAGTATGAAAACAGTCACATGATTTGTGTGGATTAGCCTGCGGTGGTGGGGGAGTGGATCAGAGCCAAAAAGGGGGGGTCTAGGGTAGTCCCCAAAAGGTCCAATGTTTTCAATGACTTAGGGGCATAAAGCTTTTTTGCCTAGGCTTTCAGCCATTTCCCAGACATGGGAGCATCGAAGCTCCACAGAATTACAGCAGTAACGCAATCACGCACCCAGCAGGGAGTACTCCACAGCAATAGGGATAGGGTGGGGCTTGTTAGGAACTCTTGCTACCCAGTAGGGCATGTATGCGCTGTTGCAGGTCCTCAGATATCGCCGTGCTATCACGAGTATCCTCTGTCGCAATGCGCTCTTGAAACAGTGAACCGCCTTGACCTGTTGCTAGCTTACCTATCAACTCCAATGCTCGAACTCTCGATGCGCTGTTGCTATCGGCACCTTGACCCAAAGCTTCTAATTCAAGTCTCTCAAGAATAAACTCCAGTCGGGAGTGCGTGGAGCGCAGTGCATTTCTCTGCATCTGGTGTTCGAGCGCACTACGTCTAGTCCTGATCTTATCCTGATTGGCAAGCAAACTTGCTTTGGTGTGAATGGTTGCTGGGTTCATATTCTTGGTGTCGTAGCATTGGCGGTATGCATCGCTTAAGCTAATTGGTTTGCCCTCTTCATCTTTGCTCACTAGTGCTTGAATAAAGCACGATTGTTTAGCAGTCAGTTTTGTATCTCTCTGTTGTATCAAAGACCCATCTACCAGAACCAAATGTGCTTTCTTTTTTTTACTCATATTCATACCCCTATATCTCTATTAAGACTTAACATCACGCCCATGGTAAAATGGGATTTTACTTAGTCGGCGATTTAACTTTCTACAGAACTAATCTTCATCAACTTGGATTGAGCGGCTAGCTGCCGCCACACTTCCACATAATAAGGATTATTTCATATCAAATACAACATTTTTCTTGACACGCCCTATATGCCCCAAAGAAGCCCATACAATCGGATTAGAGCTTCTTGGACCCTCACTACCTAAAAAGTCATTACGCAAATCTAGCATCTAAGTCATTGATATTGTTGCATCTTTTATAATACATTAGCTAAGTACTTGATATCATTACCTTTTATTATCGAAGGTTTTAACCCCAGTTTAACCTCAGTTTAACCCATGTTTTGTGTAAGATTTATTTTTGATTATCGTCTAATAAGATATGAGAATATCTATTGCCTACTTAATATGAACTAATCCGAATAAAGATGTTTACATCATTATCTAGATATGGTAAGAATGGGCACGACTCTATTACAAATAACTTATTGAGAACGATTCGCAATTAGAAAGGAGCATTGTTAAGCAGTCTATGTGATGCTGTAGGATAGCAAGCCTTGCACGTTGGCACTTGATCCACTGGGGCGATTCGGCAATTACGGTACGAATCAAAATTTGCTAAAACTGGTTTCGGTCACAGATAAAAAACCCACGTTTTCGGGACTGCTTAACTATGTTCCTTTTTTACTTCAACCAACTATAGGAGATACTGCCATGGAAAATATTATTTCAATATCCGATCTACCCGACTACATCCGCTATGCAATGATTAAGCAGTGCAACAGCCTGTTTGGAAAGCCTATATTAATATTGGGTCCAGTTGGTGTGGGTAAATCCCAGATACCTGTGCAGGTGGCACAATCTGAAAACTGGAAAGTGGTGACCGTAAATTTGAGCAATTATCAGCCAAGTGAAGTGACTGGATGGGTGACGCAAGTTGACGACACCATGCAACAGCTAACCCCTGACTGGGCAAAGAAAATATTCGATCACGCCAATGAGAGTTCCGACAAGACTCTTTTGATTTTTGAAGAGTTCCCACAGTGTGATATCGATGTTCAGAAATCAACATCGCAAATAATTTGGGATCGCAGGGTTGCAGGTCTACGATTGCCAGAGGACTGTCTGATAATTGCCAATGGCAACAGGAAAAAAGACAAGTCTGCGGTCAAGTCAATCCCTGAGCATTTGATCTCAAGGTTTAATATCGTGAACATCGAGGCAGAATTGGCTCCTACTTTGTCACATTTTGCCAAGATCGATGTTGCCCCAGAAGTTCAAATGTATCTGACGCAATTTGCTGACAGTCTGCACAAGCATGAGGCAGACGGTACATCGTTCCCATGTCCTCGCACATGGGTAGATGTCAGCGATACCCTAAAACTAAAGGCACCCAAGACCATCGAGTCTGCCATGATTGCAGGAGCAATTGGCGTTGGGGAAGGGGCGAAGCTATCTGGGTTTCTCAGAGTGTGGAGAGACTTGGTGGCACCGTCTACCGTGTTTGCTAACCCCGATACCGCACCAGTTCCTGAGAAAGCAGACGTGCGATATGCAATGATCGGTAGTTTGGTAGCATCTTGCACTAACAAAGATGCGAAAGCATTGGCAACCTACATCAAGAGACTACCACCTGAGTATCATGCAGTCGCAGGGGCAACGATCAAGAGACGCAACGAGGCTGTGTCTGACCCTGCCAAGAAATTATCGTGTAAAGAATTTACCGATATCTTAATTGAAACCGCTCAACTTTTAAATGGGGAGTAATCATGGAAATTTTACAGAAAAACGCAATGCTAGTTCAGTTGAATATCGCCTGCGCTGGCTTTTCTCGCAAAGACAAGCGAGTCACCGATCAGGTGAATAATGAACATGGGGCATCTTATGATGCAGGCAAATACAACAAGAACCTGTTCAGCACCAAAGATACCGAAGTGCCCAAGCAGTTAGCACGTCAGGCTCGATCAGTCGTAGATCACTTCTGTCTTCATTGGTCTGGCAACCAACGCCTGTTGCCTGTTGCTAATTACGAGAAATTTCTGGAGCGAATCACCGCCATCAAGTCTAAATTTTATCAGGCGGTGGATGACCTAGACCAGAAAATTCCCTCACTAATTGAGCAGAGACGCACTCAGTTAAATGGCATGTTTAAAGAGAGTGACTATGAATGTTACAGGGATTTAAAATCTTTGTACAAATTCTCAGTCAATTTCTCACCCATCCCTAGCGGTGATCATTTTCTAGTCGATCTAGTCGAAGAGGAAACAGCGATTATCAAGCAGGAGATAGAGGACAGTAACGCCCAGTTACTGGGGACTGCTACTGAGGAAAGTTTCGACAGACTTCACTCAGCAGTTAACCACATCGCTACATGTCTCAAAGACTTTGAGGCAGTCGAGGTTCGTAAGGCAGGCGGTAAGAAAAAAGTTGAGACGACTCGCCGACTGTACGACACCATGACCACCAACCTCAGCGACTTGGTTGACATTCTGCCTGCCTTGAATATCACAGGCGATGCCAGACTTGCAGGCTTAATTGATGATGTGAGGGCAAGCTCATTGCTCAAGCATAGTGTCGAGGATTTTCGTGATCCAAAACAAAAGCATGTTGTTGCAACCGTTCAGACAGAAGCGCAAGAGATTGCGGAGAAAATGTCTGGCTTTTTTGGGGGAGTTTAAATATGAGTGGACTAGTTAGCCAACTAAGGGATGGGGTCATTACCCCATCCGACAAGGTGCTGAGACATGTGAGCCGTGCGAAAATTCGGCTTCAGATATCAGACCCTTTCAGCGGTGCCATTGTTATGCAGATGCCCACCGTTTTCACTGAGGCTTTGCCAACCATGGCAACAGATGGCACCTCTTTATATATCAATCCAGACTTTGCTGAGGGCTTGAGCGGTGATGAAATGGTGGGAGTGCTTACCCATGAGGTAGGGCACAAAATATTTTTTCATCACCTACGCCGAAACAATCGAGACGCAAAAATCTGGAACGTCTCAGGCGATGTCATTATCAATCACTTGGTACGAAATGATGGCAAGATATTGCCAGAGTCTGGATTGGATTGGGATAGC